TCATACTGCTTTTTTACCAACAATGATCCACTCTTTACCGCGGTCATCATTGTATCTGTCAGTCATTTTCATTGTTTTGTGGCCCAATAGTTTCTGGGTGTCTATCCCTTGCTCACGATACAAGCGCTCGGAAAGAGATCTCTGTTCATGGAAAGTCGGAGCTGTTCCCTCTTCCCAGGTTAGACCGCTTTTATCCCGTGCTTTCTTGAACGTTGAAGTAAGTGTCTTGGCTGACACTTGGTCACCACGACTAGCCTGTGAGGTGCTATGGCGAAAATGAACAAGGTATTTACTCACCACAGCATCTCTACATTTTGAAATAACATCACTCAGAGTAATATTTAACGCTTCATTTCTGAGAGAAAGGGGAATGGCTAATCGGGTTCCTGTTTTCTCCTGCTCAATATGCAGCATATCATCCCATACATCCGAAAACTTCATATTGCAAATATCTCCGAGGCGTTGTCCTGTTACAATGGCAAGCAACATTCCACATTGTAAATAAGGTTGTTGTTGTTCGGCGGATGTATAAATAGCCTTCCATTCCTCCAGAGATAGCCTTTGTCTGCTTATCTTGTTTCGTGGCTGTTTCGTTGCTTGGGCAGGGTTGTATCCTGGCGGAACGTGACCAGCATGTTGAGCCTCCTTAAAAACATCTATTAGTACCATGCGTACAACTTGAGCCATCCTGTTATGACCCTCTGCCTTAACAGCATCTGTTATTTCGGAAATATCAAGTGCTGTTATATCTTTTAGATATTGCATTCCACAATGTTCCCGAAAAAGACGGATTGGTTTAGCTTTCTGTCGAAAAGAGTTTGGGCGCAGCTCGTTGTGTTTCAATCTTTCCTCCTGCACCAATTCATATTTGTCGAGCCATGAAGAAACTGTAATATCTGTGCGGTTTCCTTTCATGCGAGCTAGGCGCTCGTTAATACCAAGGATCTGCCTGGTGCGCTGCTCTGCAATAATAGTATTTGCTTCACTTGCCACCTGCTTAGCTTCAGCTTCGTCCGTGCCGAGGCTGTGAAAACGACCAGATATTGGGTGTTTGTATTGCCAGTAAACCTTTCCGGTACGTTTATCAAGTTTGCAATATAGGTTTGGAATAGTGATTTTATGGGTACGCGGTCTAGCTGCCATCGCTAATTATCCGTCTCAGTTTTGGGTTAACATTTATTGGAAGTTGAGGTTCAGCAACTACACCTATAAAACGAGCTTCTTTGTCAACCATCCAGCGCCGTCCGACTCTCATCGGTGGTGGCGCTATCATCTGACCTTTAGCGTATTTTTTTAATACTCGCTCGCTAGGGGCTTCACTGCCGAATTCATCTTTCGCCCATTCGAGTAAAGAGACCATACGTGACATTTCTTCTCCACATACCGGCTGCACCCGGTTATCGAACGTTATAAGCACATGACGAGCAACCACCACGAATCCCGTCATTACATCTTCTGCATAGCTGGTGGTCTCGATCATCCTTATCTGTTTCGTACATCTTCAGTTTGGCAATCACCGTTTTAGATTCTGGGAGAATCTGTTTGCGAAGGTTTGCAACTTCATCGGCTAATTCCATAAGACGGCAATGAAGGTCCTTTGCTTCATCCTTATACCAGGCTAAATCATCCCGCATACGCCTCCATCGCCGGCGCTTTAATTTACTTGGCATCAGTCATCATCCTCATCATCGTCGTCATCGCAGGATGCGAGCAATGGATTCATTCGCCGCCCTACCTGGCAGGCGTACCCGCGGCGACCGAGGTTGTGTAGCACGCTGTAGATTTCGAACATTTAGGTTCGCTCATCACCAATATCAAGCTCACAGGCCAGCGCGTGGCATTCAGTAGCGAGCTCCGATATCTTCTGAAGCAATTCGACTTTATTCACCTTTCACCTCCTGCGGGGCGGCTGCGAGCATGGCTGCGCGGCAGGCGTTCCAGCCCTTCACCTCAGCGATGGCTGCTACTGCATCCACGGCGTACATGCTCAGTGTATTTGGAATTGGTTTTTCCTCCGGCACTACCGGCGCCGGCTGCGCGTGGCGATAGAGCGGCAGTACAGCCACATCACCATCTTTTGCAACAAATTCTGCGCGGCGTTCATCGTTTGTAACATGCCATTGCTCACGATAGTGCCATGCCCATGCCACCGGCTCGCCGTCCATTGCGGACAGCGCGATTTGTGCCAGTTCGATCCGCTCATCCCATGAAACTTTGCAGATAGTGTTGTTATCAGCGAGTTGTTCCAAGCGCTCTCTGGTTATGGTTGATTTGGTCATTGGTTGGCTCCTGGCTTATTGATGCGCGATGTTATATTCCGACCGCAGTCGCAGCAGTAGAACGCTTTTCCGCCGCGAATGCCGCTGGTGTGCTGCCCCTCAAGGAATGAACCATCCCAAGCATAAAACTGTTTGTAATCCACAACCTCTTTCGTGTGGAATCCATTCTCACCGCCGCAGTGCGGGCATGATTTCGGGTTTTCTATAGCCATCACTCAGCTTCCACCTTGATGCCAGCCCTATGAGCCGCCAGGCATTTATTGAACCCGTCGTTGTTATTAGCCAGCCCAAGATTCCAGCCAGCAGTTAAGCCAGCTCTGTAGGCGCTCTCCTGCAGGTTTTCTACAGTGACGGTGCGGGACTCCAGCTCTGTGATTCGTTGCTCAGCCGCCTTGCGCTTGCGGAACTGCGCCTTACGACTGGCTCTCAGATTATTTTTAGCCAGTTCAGCCATGTAGAGTTGGTGCTCTGCGTTAGCCAGCCGTTGACGAACTTCATCGTTCTCCAGTTCATCAATCCGCTGCTGCGCCTTCTCCAGCGCCTCTACCAGCGCGCCAATGACTTTGGCTGCTTGTCCACATTCATCAACGATAGAGACGTTGGTGCCGGTATCCCTGCCATCAACCTCTAACCGCAAATCAAAGTCATCGGAGTCAATATCAGCAGGTTCAAACTGGGAAATATATTCCAGGGTAAATACAGACGCTTTCGCTTTACTGACGAGTAGCGCCAGTTCGGTGATATCAGTTGTCATGCTGCTCGCTCCGCCTTCTGCTTGTTGAATACGGCCCAGCTAAGGGCATCAAGTTTGCGCTGGCCCGCTTTGTCGAAGAGGTGAATGCAGTTTTTGCAGGCATGATCGGCCTTAACCTGCACCTCAAGTTGAGCCAGTTGCTCATAGGTGAGCGTTGCCAGCTTCAGGCGGTTCCAGCCGAAGTTATGGATACGGTTGCTCATTTGTCGGCCCCCTCGCGCAGCGAGTCTGCCAGCCACTGCAAATTCATGATCTGCACGCCGATATTGCTGAACTTCTTCTCCAGGTGAGCGATGGCCTTCTCAACTCCGCGCGCCTCGGCTTCGGCTACGATGCGATCGGTGGCGGGGATATTTTTCAGCGCATAACAAACATCGTCAGTGCTGCACGGATCATCCTTTCCGCAAACCTCGCAGAAGTGAACCGAATGACTATGGTCTGTAATGGCGTTCTTCAGCGCCATATTCTCCGCCGCCAGTTGCCGTACTTTTTCACGCAAACCATCAGCGCAGTTATGGTTACCGTTTTTACCGCGATGCCAGGAAAATCCGCAATCACAGTGAAACACGTTCCCGATCTCTTTTATGTTCATGCTGTCCACCATTCAATAAACATGCAGATACCAACGGTTACTACGGCAATCAGCACCCAGCAGATCACATCTAACAGGGAGGCGAGCCGACGCAGGGTGTATTTGCTGTAATTCTCAGGTTCAAAATTCATTGCGCTTCCCCAAGCACCCAGCGCAGAGCCGCCGCGTATTCACCGCTGGCACCTTCGAGGGCTTTTGTGATTTCTTTGCGTGTTTTGAGGCGTGGCTTAGTTTCGCCAAGCACAGCGCGCTGACGCCTGGCTTTTTCATGGCCGGTTGTGCCAGAAGTTGCCGCTTCGATTTCAGCGACTTTCTCCCGCTGTTCTTCGGGTTTAAGCGATGCCAGCTGACGCGCCTGGGTAACGGTAACTGTGCCAGCCTCCACCGCTTCCCTGACGGCCTGGGTGGCATCGAGAAGGGAAAGCGTTGCACGAACGGTCTGAACGCTGCAGCCAAACAACACCGCAACGTCGCCCTCATCGAGCCCGCGGTCGAGCGCGTCTGACATTTTTTTAGCCCGGCCAAGCGGTGTATCAGGTCGGCGAATTTCGTTTTCGCTGACCATGTATTTAGCCATCTGATTTGCTGATCCGCGCTTAACGACTCCGGGAACAAGCAGTGGGTCTTTGCCTTCTTTCAGACGGAGTTTATTTGCCTCCAGGGTATGTTTAACGCGCTGACGGCCAACAACTACGCAGGTGAGCCCTGTTTCAGGGTCTTTCCAGACAATAATCGGCTCCAGCACACCCAGCTCCGCAATGTTCAGAACCATCCCTTCGTCGATAGGAAGGTGTACCCGTTCATCGTAAAGCGGGTGCGTTTTGTCGGTAACCAGGTGCAGGTTTTCAGGTTCGAACGTCAAAACGTTCGTTTTGCCACTCGCGCCATATACCAGCTTTGAGTCTTTAGCCATCAGAGAGCCTCCACGTTACGGAAGCTGGTGGGGCAAATTGCTTTCAAGTCGCGCATTGCTTCGAGGACATGTAGATTTGTGCGCTTCTTGGTGTGTCGCTCGGTCAGACGATCACACTCTTTCGCCCAGGATTTGACCTCTGCGAGAAGGGCGTCACGTTCGGTGCGCGTCTGGCGCAGAGCTACATTTGAAACATCGAGGACGGTAGCCAGTTCCTTGATGATTGCTGCCTGTTCTGGTGGCATAGTCTTGGCTATTTCGTACGCCTGTTTAATCAGTTGATTTGCTGTCTTAGCCATCTTTTGTTCTCCATCTGACGCGCTGCAACGCGTAAATTTAGGGTGCAGCAACCCAACCCATGAGAGTAGGTGAATAGCTGGTTAAAATTTCTTGCTGATGGGGGACCGCCACTGCAATGGCGGTACGTTAGTTCTCCACACAACGAAAAGAGCACTGATACGATTAGCTATTGCGTTCGGATCGGCTTACGGCTTGTGTGTTTGCCCGTTCACCGCCAATGCGCTCATCTGTTATGTCCCGGACTCTTCCCGGGCGTCACACCTTTTCGCCGCGCTGGTGGGGCGCACGTCGTGCCTGAAACACTTAGCTTGCACATGGCGCCGCCAAGATGACATAGTCCATCAGACTCACTTGATATTAGGTTTTGCCTAACGATATGTCAATAGGCTTAGCCTAATGTTTGTCGGCGGTCAAAAAAAATCCCGCATAAGCGGGATTTGTGTGAAATAAAGCTAGTGTTTTTATGATTATGGACGACGCTTTCTGAAATTCTCATCATTCTGTACATATTGTAAAGAATCAAGGATTAAACCTGAAATCCTTAATACATCCTCGGGATGTTCAATGAAAATACGATTGTTATCATGTTCAAGTCCGGCTCTTTTAATTTCATTACCTGTTATTTCATTGATATCAATTGGTAACTGTATGTTTGAGCGGTTCTTCTTGTCATAATAGCGAACCAGCCAGCGGTTTGTTTTTCCTTGGAAAAGAATAGAGTAATATGACTCTGTGTCTTTGGCTTGAAGTTCGTATGCAGGACCTATAATAGAACAGATTTTTTCAAATAAAATTCTTTCATTATAGGTTGTTACTATGTTGGGATTCTCTGCATCGACAATATCTGCGCGCTCATCAATTACATTATTTTCAGTTACATCAGCAGGGGATTCTAATTCAGGAATAGATGTTCTTGATGAAAGACCAGAAACAACCATTTCACTTACTGACCTCTCTACGGCCTGCCTCACCAATGGAGTTATTGTTTCTATAAATCTTTGATTTAATTGACGACCAATGTTTGCTCGTCCTGCAACATATCTAACAAATTCATGATCTACTTCCCGAAGGCTTGTACTCACAACTTTAACAAATGCAGAAATATATACACTCTCTTCTGCAAGTGTTCTTAAGGCCTCTGGTTTGAATTTGTCATGCCGGAATCTAAATAATTGCTCAGCATCAGAATCTTTAATGTCATCCATCATGATTCGTAAAAATGGCGTTGAATCCATTATGTTTTTCTCATTGAGATCCGTAAAAAAACGCCATTCAATGCCATTAGTAATTGCTGATATTGTCACCTCAGGAGTAGAATTAAAATACCTAGATAATTGAGGGCAATGGTTGTCCATTTTTTCTTTACAACCTTTGGCCTCAATAAACATAACGGGAACACCTTGGCAGAATAGAGCATAATCTACACGCTCACCCACTTTCACACCAGGGAAGTCCGCACCATATTCAGCTTTGACTTTTTGCGGATCATATGCGTTAAAGCCTAGGATGTCCAAGAAAGGAAGTATCAAAGCCTGCTTGGTTGTCTCTTCCGTTGTGCAGTGTTCTCTAACATTTTTAACATGTTCAATGTGATTTTTAAGACGTACTTTGAAGTTTTCCATGCATCCTCCATGCAAAGTGAAAACCTGCTGTTAAATCAAAGCAAGTCACAATCCCCGGATGGGCTTCATACAAGCCAATCCCCCACAGGGATTGAGTTATGCAAGTGAATCAATCTCAGAGCTTTTAACATGTATGGCGCTTAGAGATATTGTCCGTTAGACCATATAAGCTTAAGCTCTGGCTTTCGTTTGTTTTTTTCCATCTTCCTCCTGCTCTGCCCATCTCCTTATCTTCATCTCTAGTGAGTCTAAATATGCTTTAGCGTCGCTATCTACCCAGCCAGGTATACGCTGTCCTTGCTCTAAGAGGACAAAATCAATGATAGCCTTTTTCTCTCTCGAAGCCTTATTATAGAGTTCGTCAATAGAACCATTTTTAACTATGGGATCTGTTGCGGGCTCACATGTATCAGTTAGCGGGTATCCTTTTAGTCCCCAGTGCTCGGGGCCCACAACATCAGAAAAGTAGTTCCAAAGCTCTGGTAGCTTCTCTTTCGATATGGAGCCTTTATTGATCCAGTCATGGATTGATGGGGGTTTTATTTTGAAATGACGTGCGATTTCCGCCTTACTCTTGGCAGAACCTATTGAAAGCTTCTTGTCTATGGCCTGCTCGATCGCTCGGCCCAATTCTTTACCACTAAGCATTGCCTAATAATCCTCATAACCTTTAGCTTAGGCAATTCCTATTGATTGTTTATTAGGCTTAGCCTAATATCTGCTTGTGTGGAAATCATAGGAATCCGTTTATGAGAAGTAGCCTTGAAGCAATCAGTGAAGCCTGCCGCATTGTTGGGGGACAAGCCGCTTTGTCAAGGAATCTAGGCATCTCATCACCAACAGTGAATCAATGGACAACGGGCATTAGGCAAATACCTGCGGAACGATGCCCTGAGATTGAAAAAGCCACTGGTGGTGCTGTCACCTGCGAAGAGCTTCGTCCTGACATTGACTGGGCCTATTTAAGAGGTACAGCAATGCGAAAGCTTAATGTCACTGCATCAAATTTGTAACTACCACCCGAGTTTGAAAGGAGTAGGTATGAACCTCAAAGAAGTCGTGAAATCTATGTGCAAAGCATATCCAGGTGGGCGCGAAGCAATGGCTGGCGCACTGGGAATGACGGTGACGCAGTTCAATAACAACCTTTATGAGAAAAATGGTTGTCGTTTCTTCGAAGTCAGCGAACTGGAAGCGATGGAGGACATTTCCAACACGTCGTTACTGGCTGATTACTTCGCTCGCCGCCGTGGTGCTCTGCTGGTGGATGTTCCGCATCTGGAAGAGCTGGATCGCGTGGACTTGTTCAGCCGGGCAATGCGTACCTCTGCCGCCAGAGGACAGGTTGATCAGATTATCGAACAGGCACTTGAGGATGGGGTAATCGAAAGACATGAAGCTGAAGAAATCATGGTGCATCACCGCCGCCACCTGGCTGCGCGTGAAGAAGAGATCGCGGCAATTATCACGTTGTTTGCACGCAAAAAGAAGTGA